GTGATTATGTCTAATTAGGCTTGCCTGATCCCTAGTTTGAAATACTTTCTCAAATTATCTCACCGATTGATTTTATGCCTACCAAAAGACCGAGAGTATACCAGCAAGCAGAGAACCTTCCGGCAAATCTGAAGACCGAGGAAGCTTGTCCAAACATCTTCACAGGACAAAAGTTCTTCGATCAAAGACCACAGGATTATGCCCTGGTCGTTAAAATGTTGGCAGAGGGATCGACAATCAAACAGATATGCAAAACCTGTAAAGTTTCACCGCATACCATAGCTATTGTTAAATCCCGTGAAGGTGACACCCTGAAGGAGTCTAAAAAGCATTTACGATCTCTAATTGGTACTGCTACCCATCTTGCCGTTGAAAAGCTTATTACGAAGCTTAATGACGATGAAATCCCATCAGGTGTTCTCCCTATCGCCACAGGCATCCTAATCGATAAGCATCGCCAGTATGAAGGTGAGCCTACCCAAACCATCGAGGTGAAGAAATCTTTATCCCTCGACGAGATCCGAGCCGAGCTTGCCAACCTGAAAGATGAAAAGGTTGTCGATGCTGAGATTACTGATGTGGAATCGTAATTTTTTTCGTTTCCTAGCTCGTTAATTATTAGCCACTTACAATATTATTAAAAATAAATGTAAAATATATCTTGCTTTTCTGTACAGGTAAGCTAGATTAAGGGTATGAACAACAATGCCACACATATCGAATTGTCACCCATTAGATTAAAAGATCACATCACTCATAAAAGTGGTAAGAGAAAAACAGTTTGCGTTTCCGCAGTTCTTACCGCCCTTGGGGTGCCTTTAAACTCCTTCCACTACACTGGTAAAATTGGAGACGGAAAGAGAAGTGCTATTCTTAACCGCAATGGCTTTGCTTGCCGTTCCCGTCTCTCTAAAGTCGGTAAAAATACTTCAATAGGGCAAGCAAGAAAGAAGATCACAAAACTCAACGAAGGTTCAAATGTGAAATACATGATCGTTGTCTCTTATGGTCGATCTGCCCACCTCATGCTCTTAGACCACGAAGGTAAGACCCTAGTCGATACTGATCCACGCAAGGTCGATAAAAGGAGAATCCAAGAGATCCACGCAGTCTTTAAAAATAACTAAAGGAGAGCCAACCACATGAACGATACAAAAAAACAATTCAGCTACAAAGGTTACACCTTCAACTATCATATTGAGAGCGATCCATGCTTTACATGGACAATCGTTACACTTAACTCCAATTCTGTTTATCACGGAAAGAATTTTGAAATAGTAGGCGATGGTCTTGCTGAAGCGAAGTGGTTAGCTACTCGAAAACTTAACGAAATTATTTCAAAGTAAGGAGAGCCAACCACATGATCATACACACCGCATCGCTTACTTTAAATGCATACTCTGAAGTGCATAAACTCGACAGAACTTTGGTCGGTACTCCCGACTACATGGGTTTAGCTTACTTTTGGGGGCATGATTATAAGCACTCCCTCCGAGACGCTACAGCGACCCAAAGGCGAAAGATTCACAATACATGGCTCGACAGAGGAATCGATTTCATAAATCAATCTGAGGAAGGCTGGAATGTAATTGAAAAAATAATTCCTAACATTAAGCACAAATAACATGACCTCTGACGAAAAATTCCCTTGGGGCGGTAAGCGCCCAAACCAAACCGGCCGACCGCCTGCCCGACCTGGGGTTCGCCGTGTCGGATTCCATTGCCTGGTAGATCCGGCAACCCGTGACCTGATCAAGCAGATTGGCCAGCGTAAAAAGTTGAGCATAGGTCAAGTGGTTGACGAATTAGCTCTTGAAGGAATGGAGCGATATATCCAATACGAGATGGACCCTCGTTCTGATCCTAACTTTAAATCTTCCGATTCTGACACTGAAGCCTAATCCACAGGAATAGCGTTTAAAGCCCCGTAGAGGACGCTGAGAGCGTTTTGGTTCATCAGCGAGTCCTCTGACTCCTATTCACCCGATCAAAGCCTTCTACGAGCACAGGGTTCTTTCCTGTTATTCTCCTCTCCCGAGTAAGTGGTAGTACGATGTATGCTTTCATTCGATTTAACTAGTCGTCGCTTTTATGGCTAGGCAAGTGTAGTAGTTGTGCCCGGCAGGGCGGGCAAATACTACCTCTAGCCTTTTAGGGGTAGTAGTCGTTGTTTATATATAAGGCAACGACTACTACTTTTGAGACAGAGTTGAGACACTAATCTTTCTTATAAATGTAGAGGTTTTCAAGACCTTTTCCCCTCTTTTGTACAATAATATTTTCGTCCTTTTTTATAATACTTCTGATGGTATCGGGATGAATTTCCTCTTCTGTTTTCTCCTCGAGCTTAATTTTTAGATTATTGAGACCCATGATCGAATTACTTTTAAGCAACTCAATAAGGGCATCGGATAATTTATTCAGGCGATCTTTTTTGGCTTTCGTCTGCCCAGGCTTTCGGAGTTTGGGTTCTAGGTCAGGCTTATGGATAAAGTTTGGCCATGAAAATTCTACCACTTGGGGAGGAGGGGTTGGAAAGTCTCGGAGGGTAGCCTCGAGGACGAGGTGATCCTCCTCTTCGTGGGGTGTTAGTGTGAGGATGGCATCGGGATCACGGGCAAACACGCCTGACCCTGATGCCCGGTCGATGTGGTCCGTGTCAGACTTGTTTCCCTTTGAGAAGTGATGGGCATAGACGAATGAGCAGTCGAGTCTTTCGGAGAACTTCTCCATTCGGTTTACCACTTCGGAGATAGCACCGGCATCGTTTTCATCGGCTCCAGTGGCGAGCTTATAGAAAGGGTCTACGATTACGAGGTCGGGGCGGTGGTCTTCTAAGTCTTCGATGTGATGGACGAGGTCTTCTAAGGTACGGGACTGGCCTCGGAGGGAGCAGTACATAAAGTTTTGATTCTTGGGATCATACTGGTCATTCGCATTGACCATCTCGGCAATCCGGCGGGCGGCAATGCGTTTTTTAAGTTCAAAGTCGAGGTAGATTACCTTGGAGGTGGCTGTGCGGTGGCCTAACCAGGTGGACCCGTTGGCGGCGGCTAGGCCGAGGTGAAGGAGGGATAAGGTTTTACCTGCCTTGGATGAGCCTGAGATGATCATCTTGGAGCCTTTATGGAGGACACCCTCGATCACCTGCTTGGGCATGGGATCGGTGTTGTGGGTCATCATCTGCTCGAGGGATAGGAACTTGGGTGGAGGGAGCGGATCATCGATTGCTATGGAATAAGCAGTGGGCGGTGAATCCTGTTCTGAATGGGTTGGGTAATCGATCTTGCCCTTGGAGGCGAGGTATCGGTCCACCTCATCCACATCGGCGAGCACTTCGGGTGTTAGGTAGTCTTCTCTTCTAGCCATGTTATGTTGTTATTTATGTTTTGTTTTAATTAATATGATAATATCGGGTTTAAAGGTATCGGGATCGCGGACGATCAGGACGGACTTGTCATCATCCATCTGATCGGCAAAGTGGCAGGCATCCTTTACGGGAACGCCTAGATTAATAAATCGTCGGGCGATCATTTTTTTGAGGAAGAACTTGTGGATCATTAATCCTTCCAAAAGATGATCGGCTGGGCGGCTGGCAGGCTGGCCTCTTTGCGACGGGTTCCCCAGGGTAGCCGGCAAAGTTGGTTCATTAGTTTAAATCGTGGATCTCCACCGAGTTTTTGGGATAGCTCGAGGAATGCCTTCTTATTGCCGGGGGTCCATTTGAACCAGGCATGGAGGGATTTACCTCCTGAGTTTACGATCATCTTCAACTCCGCCTCATTCTCGAGTCGCTTAATTAAGCCTAACTGTTGCTCGAAGGTCAGGGATGGATCATCTGTTTCGTGGAGCAGATATTTCCGCCCGAGCACCTGGGATTCTGATCGGTTGGTCGCATCGGCGGGGAAAGTGTTATAGGTGATGAACTGGTATTGGGAAAGATCGGGTTGGGCGATCCAATCGGATGCGGGTATTAGCCTGCCCTTCTCAGCCACCTGTCTCTGTATAAATATATACTCGGATGGATCGAATAGTTTGCTGACCGCCTCACCGGCATTCATTGGAATGGGGTCTGATTTTATTGTGTATTTCTCGAATAGACCAGGTTCGCCTAGATTCTGTTCCTTGAGGGATGGATCGGGCTGAGTGACCTTGATCGGGTTGGAGGTTATGTGAGGATTCTGATGTCGGTCGTAGGCTCCCTTGACAGCGTTCCTGACCTCGGAAGGTTGGTTTGGTCGATGGGATACATTTCGGAGGATATGCTCGACTGCCCGTTCCGACTCACTCGCATCATCAATATGCCTGGTCACCACGAGGGCGATTCGCAGGATGATATCATGGTGAGACAGTGTACCTGCTGGCAGATTCTCGAGGCATCTGCGAAGATCTCCTTTTAGGGTGGCCATTAGTCGGATAGATACTTGGCGATCTGCTCAGTGATTTTTAGCATCGCCCCTCTTTCAATCTTGGAGATGGTTTCACGGGCAACGCCTGCTTTCTGTGCGATTTCATCCTGAGTAAAGCCCTGATGATCGGATGGGACCGAGCGAAGCATTTGTTTGAGCCTCGCATCGGTCGCCATCTTACGAACGGAGTTATTCTGTCGCCTCTCCTTTTTCATCCACAGTCACCCATTTATCGATGAAATACTTAGGGAGTCCCGCCTCGGACACATGGAGATCATTCTCGTCAGGCTCATGTCCCTTCCTTGAAATATGAATGATCTGTGTTAGGATTTCATGCCTGTGGCCTAGTCGCTTGATCGCCCAAGCCTCGTTCGGGAAGCGAATGTCATCGAATATGATCAGACGCCTGCCCAGGTGATCCTCTGCCTGTCGCATGGCTGCATCCACCCATATATTCGGATAGATCGACTCCCTACCCCATTCGGTTCCGAGTGACTGGAGCATCCGCCTGACAGTTATCCCATCGGGAAAGCCTGGTATCGGTTCCTCCTTTTTCTCGAGCCAGGCGGGATGCGGTAGGATTACCTTGAGCATCTCCTTAATCGGGGTGGCGAATGACAGGATGGCGGCTCCCTCGAATGATTTGG